CATCTACATCACGCAGGAGCTGAAAGACGCGCTGGACGCCGACCTCAAACGAAACAACAAAGGTTCAGAATTGCAGTGGACGGCGCTGTTCGATGGCATCACGGAGACGAACTACAACGGTGTGCAAATGCTCGCCATCCCGTTCCTCGACGAGATCATCAAAGGCTGCGAAACCGTCAGCGGCGGCAAGGCGTGGAACAAGCCTTATCGCGCGCTCTACACGATCAAAGACGACCTGCTCGTCGGTATGGAGAGCGAAAGCGAAGTCGCCGACATTCAGGTATGGTTCAACAAGGACGAGCAGATGAACAAAATTCTGTCGAAAGACAAGATCGGAACGCTGATCGCCGACGATAACCTCGTGCAGGTAGGTTTCTAACCCTCAAAACTCGATTACACTATGAATTGCGATAGCTTCATCAAGGCGAAAATCGAAAAGAACTGCGCGGAACCGATCGCGCGAGGCGTCGAGCGTATCGCGTGGATCGGAAACCGGGCGCAGCTCGACATCGCCAATCTTGAATTTGTCGAGGGTTCGACGAATCAAGTGCTGAATCTGCCGCTTATCAAAGGCGCGCAGTTGTACCCGATCATCCAGTACGGGACAAAGCCGTTCGAGGGGCTGAAAACCGATCTCGACGGCAGCGGCAAGCTGGGCGGCACGGCTTCGACCGAATTTCCGTTCATCGTGCCCGACAACAGCCCGGCGGTTTGCGAGAATATCATCGACCCGCTGCTCGACGGAGAGTTTTTCGTCATTTGGCAGAACCGACACAAGAACCTGCGGGCCACGAACGAAGCGGAGCGCGGAGCGTCTGCATACCAAATCGCCGGACTTTTCAACGGCCTCACGCTGTCGGCCGGGTCGTGCGAGAAATACAGCGACGACACCCTGTCGGGCTGGGCTATTACGCTCAAAGAGGAGAAAGCGCCCCGCTCGGCGATGTTCCTCAACGCGGGTTCGCTCGCAGCCACCGAGGCGCTCATCAAAACGATGCTCACCCCCTCGGAGACGGAGTAATGCACTATGACCGTCGACGAGGTAAAAATCCTGCTTTCGGACTTGAATAGGGGTTACAATACCCCCTATTCGAGCGCCGAACAGGCAACTATCGAAAGACTTTATTACGAGGTCTTGGGAAAGCGCTTGAGCGGCTGCCGATGTCCCGACAGGTGGCACGACGCCGTGCTCGAAATCAACTCGTACATCAAAAAACACGGAAAAATGAAAGAAAAATCGAATTACAAACTGCGTGCAGGGGTTATTCTGCAAATCGCAGGGTCTTCGGAAATTTACACGAACGACAATCTGACCGACGAGGTGGCCGCGGCGTTCCTCAAAGAGCACCCGAACGCCGCTGGGCGTTTCGAGGTTATCCCTACGGCGAAGAAAGACGCCGAAGCGCCGAAAGCTGGCGGGGAATCGTCGGAACTCGAAGCGGCACACAACCGTATCGCCATCCTCGAATCCGAGAAAGCGGAACTTGAAAGCCGTTGCGCCGCATTGCAGGCCCGAATCGACGCCGCGGCGGGCCCCCTAACCGGCGGCCCCCCAAAAGGCCGGCCACCAACGACGAGAAGCCCGGCAGCGGTGACACCGGAGCCGAAAGCGCTGACGAAGCCGACGAACAGCCCGCCGGATACAATGGCAATACTGCCGATGACGCTATCCGGCAGGCTATCGCCGCCGAACTCGTGGCCGGAAAGTCGAAAACGGCTATCAAGCAGGAGTTGGCGGGCAAGGAGATCGGCGGCGTGAAGCTCACGCACCGCCTTATTTCCGACTACATCGAGAAGATCACCGCAGAGGAGTAACCACCCATGAACGTAAAGCACACAAAGAAGCCCGAAACGCGTGTAGACGTCAAATATCTGTCGTCGTTAGGTATCAAAACCTACGGCGACAATAACCTATACCCGCAAACGGTGCGCGATATTGTCGATTCGTCGCCCACAGGTCGCACCTGTGTCGAACGGCGTTCGACATATATCGAGGGGAACGGCCTTGCATCGCAAGCGTTGGCCGAAACCGTGTGCGACACGCGAGGGAATACGGTAGACGACGTACATCACTTGTGCGCCGACGATGTAGCCTACCAAGACGGCCTTGCCCTACACGTCAATTACAATATTCTCGGACAGATCGTGTCGATGGCGCACGTTCCGTTCGAGAATTGCCGCCTTGAAGAGGAAGACGACGACGGCGTTATAAGCCATATCGTCGTACATCCCGATTGGCGGGGTAAAAAGACGCGCGGCGGCAAGGCCGTAAAGGTAACCATCGAAACAATCGAGGTGTTCCCGGTCTTCAATCCGTCGCCCGATGTCGTGCAGTTGCAGATACAGGCCGCAGGCGGTATCGAATTCTACAAGGGTCAGATTCTCTACATTTCACGTGCCGGGCGAAATGCCTATCCCCTGCCGTTGGTCGACGTCGTATTGACCGACATGTCGACGGACGAGGGGCTTTCGAACGTCAACAACCGAAACGTCCGAAATAATTTCCTCACGGCGGGGAAGGTCAACACGAAAGGCCGACAAAGGCATCACGAAGCGCGGACAAGGCAGCAGCACAGTCGACGGCGACAAAGACGGCGTATCGTCCGACGACGGATTTACGGAGGAATTCGAAAAACTGCAAGGCGATACGAATTCGCTTAAAATCATGCAGGTTGAGATTGAAACCGACGAGGATAAGCCCGAATTCGTACCGTTCAAGACGAACAACTACGACAAGGAGTTTACAGCCACAACGAAAGCTGTAACCGATAATATCTATGCGGCGCTCAACCAAGAAACGTTCGGAAGATTACGCAGCGGCAGTATCGGGTTCACAGGCGACCTTGCGAACGACGTGAAGCGTGAATACTGCGAGCAGGTAGCGAAGCAGCAACGGATGTTATCGCGTGCGTATCGGGCTATTTTCAGCCATTGGGAACCGAACACGATTCCGTACACCGGAGCGGGCGATGCTGCCATCGAACCGCTCGTAAAATCTATTGCCAACGATGCGACATCTGATTGAACCGTGCGACGTCGATAAATACGCCCGCCCCTGCGACATGGACGACGAGATTATCGCCCGCGCCATCGAAGAGGCCGAATTGCTCGACATCAAACCGAAGCTGGGCGACGAACTGTTCATGCGACTGCTTACACACGTGCAATTCGCCGTACTCCTTAATGGCGGCGAATATACCGACGAGTGTAGAAACCGACGACATTTCGTCGGTTTGCGCCGGGCGCTGGCCTACTACGTTTGGGCACGCCTCGTCAAAACGAGCGTAAGCCATTTGACACGCTTCGGCTTCGTGCAGAAGCGCGACGAGTATTCACAGGCGACCGAATATCGCGAGCGGCAAACGGCGTACAACGACGCTTTCGCCATCGCTGACGGTTATATGAAAGAGTGCCTTGCCTACATCCAAGCAAAGCCCGAAATTTTCGCTGATTATACGCTCAAGGGGAAAGTCAAGGCCAATCGAACGAAATTCAAAATTTTAGGCAATTAACTATGTATGACATCAAATTAGGGCAGGGATGCGGCATCAAAGCCACGATGTTGACCCCGGCAGGCGGCGTCTGCGATCTGCGCCGAGCACGGTATATCGCAGCGTCGCTCGTACTGGTATCCGGCGCAACGATGAATTGCGAAGACGTCACGTTCAATGAGGTGACGAACGCTGTTTATGTGCGCCTGCTCGGAACCCGCGAACTGACCGCCACCGGGCGCTATGGCATCATCTTCAACGTCAAACTGGAAGACAAGACGATGTATTCGACGCCCGTTGTGTGGTTCGCGGAAGTCAAAGAGAACGCCCCGACAGGCTATCACGAACTGACGCTATCGCTGTCGCTCACCGTCGTAAATTTCCCGGACAATGTCTCCTATACGGGAGCGTCGCCAAAGATCGGCGACAAAAATACGTGGCTGGTCTACGACGACAATCTCAACGCGTATGTCGATACGGGTATCGAGGTCGGATATGCGAACCTGTTGTCACGCTACGACGGTAAGTTTGCCGAAATCGTCGTCCCGTGTACCGAGGCAACCAACGCGGCCGCAGCGGCCACGGTCGCCGCAAACAACGCGGCCGCAGCAGCCAATAGCGCAGCAGGAAGTGCATCGACGGAGACAACAGCAGCGAATACAGCCGCAGGCAAGGCCAACGCCGCAACGACGGCCGCAAATAACGCAGCAACAGCGGCCAACACAGCCACGGGTAAGGCAAACGAGGCGGCGACAGCAGCAAATAATGCAGCGGAATCCGCACAGCGCGTCGTCGACACCTACGACGACGTTATCAATACGCTCGCGCACTCCGACTGCACCCTCGACGAGCGGGTCGAGGCACTCGAAAAGGCGCTTATAGCCGTCTTGTCGGGTGCTGTCGTGATTCCCAAATTGCAGATCAAGGAATTGAACGTATGGGGCAATAACAGCCTTGCCCCCGTCGGCGACGGCGCACCGACGAAAGCCCCGGACAGAGCCGGGCAGTTCTACATCGACAAGACCGCCCGCGCGCTCTATTTCTCAACGGGTAACGCGGCCGTGTCAGACTGGAAAATTCAATAATGCAAACGGAATATGGCACAGGTTAACAAATACGCAGATCGGGCCGCTTATACGGCCGACGCGAAACGTCTTTCAACGAAATCGGCCGTTTCGTTCATCGAAAATGAAACGACAACGATTTACGACGGTGTGAATACCGTCGTCGGAAAATCGGCTGCCGCCATCGGCGATCTCGCCGTTTTCGATAAAACGGACGGGGTTATCAAATACATCAAAAGCGCAACGATTGCCAAGGCGCAGATTCCAGCAAACCTTGTACCGCTGGCCGTCGTCTATGCGCGACAAGGTGAACAGCTATTGATCGTATCGCTCGACCATGTTTCGGGCAGCATCCGCTGGGCACATACCTACGAGGTTGCATTGTCGGGTTTCGATCTCGCTGCGGGCGGCACAATCGTGTTGAAGCTCGGTTCCGACCCTGCCGCCGCAGAGGTGTCGATAGCGTATACCGCAGGCGCAACGCTCGCGGATGTTGCATCGGCTATCAACGCGAAACTCAAAGGTGGGACACCCAATTACTCCTCGACGGATTATGGCGGATGGGCGGCGACTGCGGCGGACAATTTCGTCGTGATGGGTTCGAACACGTATAACGCCTCCCGTGCGGCGATTGCCGTTGTTGGCGGTTGTCAGATCGCAAGGACACCGGAAGACATTAACTACCAAACAACGTTGACGGGGGTGTTGATCGAGGGGGCGACCGATCCCGTCCGCCGTAAGAACGGGGTTGATGCGTCGTTAGCAGGCTGTAATCCCGAAGAATTCCTGCGATACTATTCGGCCAACGGAAGTGAGAAAACCGGACAGCAACCGGGCAGCGGCGAGATTATCCGCGAAAGCGCCTTTACCGAAGAAGCCAATCCGGCATTGGTCGCCGCCTATCCGACCTACCGGGATTATCTGTTCGGAGAACATTTGCTGCAATACCCCGCAGCTTATGGTGCGCTGCTGCGCGACGGCAAGACCGACACTCACCTGATCGGGCGGCTTACCTTCGAGGACATTTATGGTAAGACACAGTACCGCTACCCGGCCGCTGCGGCTGCTCTCGACTACGGCATCACGGTCGAGGGCGCAACTACCGGACTGGAAGCGGGCGCATGGTGGCTGCCATCCGTCGACGAAATCTATCTGCTCATGCACGACCGCGTGCTGACGGCTGCCGACGTGGAAAAAGACCCCGTAAACCGCACGCTGTCACGCCTCGGTAAGGCGACCTGTTACGGGTCTAACACTACTTTTCGAACGCCATGCGAGCACAATTACGCCCTCGCGTTCGTCTACAATGGCTACACGGGCAACTTGAACGGCAACTACAAGTATAACACCTACTTCGTGCGTACGGTCAGTGCTTTATAACCACCTGAACCATGGAAACACAACAGCAAATCAACATCCTCGAATCGCGGCAGCTCGAATTACGGGCAGTCATGGCCAAGTCCGACGACAGGGCGGCCAAATGCAGTAAGTCCGGCCTTGACTTCCGGGCTACCTATCCCCTGGATTATGAGGAGTACGAAGCGGCCAACGCGGAGTACAACGCGAATGAAAAGACCCTTGCGGAGCTGAGGGCCCGACGTGCCGAAGAGCTGGCCGCCGAAGAAACGGTTATGAACTTTCAAAATATTGAGCAATGAAGATGTATATGACCAACAAGCCCAACGGCGAG